AAAGAACTATTTAATAATCTTGATAAAAATGTGAGGACAAAACTCCTTCAGAAATATAAAAATACCGCAATTGGTAAGTCTGTGTGTATTTACTGCTTAAAATACTCTACAACCCCTAAAAAACAATGTATTCATGTCGATTGTCCTGGATTATGCGATATCTGTTTTGTTGGGGGAAATTTTGAATCATGCATGGCTTGCAATAAAAAACAGGTGTTAGAGTGTCCAATATGCTTGGAAAAACACACTAAAAAACATTTAGCCCAATTTGATGAATGTCGTCATGCAGTATGTTGGAAATGCTTTGGCAAATCTCATTTAACCACAAAACCTATTAAAAAATGTCCTCTATGCCGCAAAGATGTACAAATTAAATTATAAAGAGTTTTCAATTAATAAATCTTAAAATTAAATTTATAATAATAAATGAATAATATATTAACATGTGGTGTTTTTGACTTGATACATTCCGGTCATATCAAATTTTTGAATAAAATTAAATCTGAGAATGGTAAATTAATAGTTCTAATTCACTCTGACAGATTTGTTGCGAGTTATAAAAAAAATCGACCTATTATTAATGAAAATGATAGATTATTGATGATACAATCATTAAAAATTGTCGATGAGTGCTTTATATCTGATGATGACTATATAGTATTAGAAATTATAAAAAAATATAATATCAAAATAGTATATCAAGCGTTAACTTCCTTTGAAAAAAATATATGGGATTTTTATTATCATGTCCCCACAGTGTTAGATATTGTAAAATATATACCGTATGACCAGACGAATTTATCTACTACAAAAATAATTAGAAAAATACTTGATAATTCTATTCCAAAAGAAGAGAATAGATATACTAAAAAAGAGATATTAAAAAGTGAAAAATTTTACGGTTTAGGATTTCAAAGTCCTGATCTAACTTCTGTTATTCGCGGGCGTATAAATAATATTTTAAACTTGAATAATTACAGTAATATATTAGAAATTGGGTCTGGTTTAGGGGGTAATGCGAATTATTTTAAAAATAAATTTAATTGCAATGTGACCGGGATCGATATTAATAATATAATGGTTGCAATATGTAATGAAAGATATAAGAATATTAAATTTATATTAGGAGATTATATTGATTATAAATCGGATATTAAATACGATTTAATACTCACAAGAGACGTTTTTATGTATATAAGTTCAGAAAACAAACATAAATATATTCAAAAGATAAAATCTCAACTTAAAAAAGGGGGTAAACTTGTCTTAATAGATTATTGTTATAATAATTCCTGTCCAGAATTTATAAGATATTATACTAATAGAAACTGGAAATTGACAGATGTTAAAACTTATAAGAAAATTTTCGAAGTATGTAACTTTAAGATCATTGAAGAGGGTGATATTAGTGATAAATATTTAAATTATAAATATAAGAATGATGAGATTGATATTAGTATTCTGAAAAACTATGATATTAAAAAAGAATTTATACGAAATGACTCTTTATTATGGTATTATTTTGTTTTAGAATATTAATATTATTTCGACTTGTATTTATTATATAATTCAACCGCATCATGCACTCCTTTGTATTCTCCAACTTTAACATATTTATTATCTAAATCTTTGTAATGTTGGAAAAAATATTTAATCTTATTCAAGGTCAATTGCGGTAATTGTGTGATATCTTTGACATTAGTAAAATATGTATCAATTTTGTCAGATGGGACTGCTATTATTTTTTCATCTATTCCTTTTTCATCTTCCATTTCCAAATAACCTAACATTCGAGATTCAATAAGACTCCCAGGTTGTAATCCTTCTTTAGTAATTACTAAAATGTCAAGTTCGTCTCCGTCTTGCGCAAGAGTTCCAGGTATAAAACCGTAATTTTCTGGGTATGGCATAGGTAATTTAAGTATTCTATCACATCTTAAGATATTTGTTTTTTTATCTAGTTCGTATTTTACGTATGATTCTTTGGGGATTTCAATAAATGCGTCTACAATATTAGACATTTATGTTATTATTTTATTATTTTAATTTAGGAAAATTTATTAACCAATAAATTGAATCTCCAACAACGGCTTGTAATGCCATGAAAAATGCTGCAGTTATTGCTATCTTATCCTCATTATTTTCATTATTTGAACTTACACTAACTAATAATCCAATAGAGCATATAGCGTATAAAATTACAACAGTCTTAATTAAATTGTAAATAAGGTTTGTTTTATACGTTTTATAGAATATTAATAAAATAATCCACATCGATACTAAAAATAAATAAATTGAGAATAGTATCTTATTACTTATATCATAATCATCAGATATTTCATTTAATGAACAATAATATATCATATAACATATCGCAATTAATGCTAATGATGCAGTAGTATAAAGAACCGGTTTCGCTCTTTTGGAAATATTACCCCAAATATATTGACCGCTATTTTTAATATAGAAAGGAAATAATGAGCAAGCAATTATGAATAATATTAATTGAGTTATAGATATACCTAAATAAGAATAATTCATATTTATTTAAATAAATAAAATTAAATAAATAAAAATATTTTAATTATAAATTAAAATATTATTTCTAAATTATAAATGGTAAGAATTGAAGATTTTTTTCCCAAGTATCCTTCTGTTGACAATAGGAAATTTTATGAAGATATTTATAAAAAGAAGGAATTTAATGATTTAAAATTGGAAAAATACGAACCACAACTCGAAAAATTATTAAAGCATCAGAAATTTATATCCAGATTTATTTCTTCAAATACTCCTTATAATGGACTGTTATTGTATCACGAAATGGGCAGCGGAAAAACCTGTTCGTCAGTTGCTGCGGCCGAATTAATTAAAAACACCCCCAATAATTTTAAGAGGGCTATTTATATTGCGAGAGGTCACACTCTTATTAATAAATTTATAAAAGAAGTTGCATGTATTTGTACAGATGGTGAATATATTCCCGATGGCGAAGACTGTAGAGAAGCAAAATTCGGTCTTAAAAGGGATATGATTACTAAGAAGGTTAAAGAATTCTATCGATTTTATACTTATGACGAGTTAAAAAAAGAGTTAAAAACAAATTATAATGGAATTGTTAAAATGTTCTCTAATTCGGTAATTATTATTGATGAAATTCAAAATATAAGACATAAACATATTTTTGATGTTGCAGAAGAAACTTCTGCAAATGAATCTAATTTTGAAGAAGAATATAAAAATTTTTATACTGATTTGCATAAATTATTTCACCAAATTATAAATTATAAATTATTGTTACTTAGTGGCACACCTATGAGAGATTTGCCCAAAGAAATTGTCGATATTTTAAACTTATTATTACCAATAGAAAAACAAATTACAGTTGTAAAAAATTTTGCGGAAGAATACTTTGAACCTCAACAAACAATAAAATTAAAAAAGACTGATACTAGCATAATAAAATATCAGTTTAAAGAAGGAAGAAAACAAGAATTCAAAAAAAAAATACAAGGCTATGTGTCATTCCTTAAAAAAATGTCTAACCCTTATATTAATATTATAGAAGAAGGGCGGCATGTTGGGGATATTAAAAATCTAAAAGTGACCCCGATTTTAATGAAAACTAAAACTAAACAAACTATTCAAAATGTAGGGTATATAAAGGCGTTGGGACAAGATTTGGAAAATCATGCATTGTCTTCAAATCAAATGCAAGCATCTTTATTTGTATGGAGAGTGAAAAGTGAAGATACCAAGTATTTATGGGGAAAAGCGTTAAACAATATTGTTATAAATCTTGATAACACTTTTAAGAAAAGTAAACTTACATCAGATTTTAAAAAAGAATTTGTATCTTTAAAAAAAATATCACATAAATTGGCAAAATTAGCACAATATTCAAGAATTTATGCAACAGTAATAGCGAATATATTAAAAAATCGAAAAGAATTGCATTATGTATTTTTGAATTTAGTTTCTGGAAGTGGTGCCAAGCTTTTTTCCGCAATTTTAAATTTTTTTAAAATTAATAATGTTCCTTTAATAGACAATAAAGCAATTGATTTATTCAATAATAGGGAATATCAACTTAAAAATAACCCAGTTGCTGTAGGTATACCGAGAATTACTGAAGGCATTAATCTTAAAAATGTGCAACATATTCATATTTTAACCCCAAGCAGGCACTTTAATAATTCTGAAACATTACAAGCAATATCTAGAGCAATTAGATTTGGTTCTCACAGAGAAATATTAAAAGATTCAGATAAATCAATCCCAATAAAAATATATAAGTACATGTCAATTATGGTTAATTCTAAAAATTTAGAACCTATCTATGATTTGTCTATAAATTATGATCAATATCTAAGAGCAGAGGTTAAAGATTACAATATTAAACAGATAGACAGATTATTGATGGAATCCGCGGTAGATTGTCAATTAAATTATAAAAGAAATGTGAAATCTGATATAAATTATTCAAGGGATTGTGAATATAATATATGTGAATATAAATGTGAAGGAATAAATAGTTTAAATCCTGTACTAGATTATTCAACATATAATTTATATTATGGTAAGACCAAAAAAATAGTTAAAAAAATCAATCAATTATTTAGACTTAAATTTATTTATACATATAAACAGATTTTAGAAAATCTTGAAGATTTTACCGATTTTCAAGTACTAAATACTCTTTCAAATATGATTCATAATAAGAAAATAATATATAATAAATGGGGGATTAAATCTTTCTTAACAAATACTGGTAATTTATATTACTTATATTCCAGAATAAATTTCAAAGATTTATATATGAATTATTATTGTGAAAACCCCCCCACAAATATTGATTTAAAAACTTCCCGATTTCATCGGATAATATTAAATAACCAATTATCATTTTATATAAATAATTTAAATAATATTTGCGAGAAAAATGGCCAAGTATGTGGTCAATTATTTGATAGATTACCTTTGGATATTAGACAAAAATTACTCGAATATTCTATAATAAGTTTGGATATTGATAAAAATAAAATTATAAAAGAATGGATTGTAAATTACAATAAAAATAATATTATTAATCTCAATGATACAATATATATAACTATTGATCCTAATAATGTTAAAGTTCTAACAGGGAAGATTTGGGTCGACACAGATAAAGATATATATCCAGCGGAAGAACTCTTTAATAAATATATTAAAAATAACGAGTTAAAATTTTATGGGATTCTAGAAAATAAAGAAGGTAAAGAACTCTTCAAAATACGAGATATTAGCAAACCAGAATATTATATGTATTTCAAAGATAAAGGCAATCTGATTAGAACAGGTAAAAAATGTGAAAGTTATGATATAAATGATTTGAACAAATTCAGGAAAAAATTAAAATTGGCTTTAAGCGCTACTTGTAATGATATTAAAGAGAGCTTAATGAGGTTGCACTTATTATTAAATAATCAACAACATTTGTCAGTAATTAAATATTGTAAAGAATTATCCAGAAAAAGACCCTCAGAAGAGTCTGATAATATAATTGATATATTGCTCAATATCAAAAATGAAATAGTCAGAAAAAATAAAATAAATATTTCATGTTTACGAGAAGCGGTACAAAACCCCGTTAAATCAGGTCAACAAGATACCCATGAATATTGCTTGGATTTAATTTTAGATAAAATAAATAAATATGTACAAACTCTAAATAAGACTAAAAGAAATGCTTACAAAAAAATTCTAAGTATTACAACTAATTCTATAATTAAATGGGGGGTGAGTGAAAAAATCAAAATAACAGAATCTACAGGTATATTACTACCTATTTTACCTAATTCTTGCAAAGAATTAGACGAAGATGATTGCACAAGTTCTTGCAGATTTGATGAAGGGTGTAAACAAACTTTGCAAGGGTTATTTGCCAAATATGAAGAAGTTGAAGAGATGACTGGTGATAATAAATATGAAACTGATTCTGGAGATAAAGTAGATGCTACAAAACAATTAAAAATTACAGAATGGCCCAATTTTTTAATAGTAATTTTGAAAAGATTTGCGTATGATTTTAAAGAAGAACAAAGTATTAAGGTAAATGATAAAATACTTTGTGTAGATGAAAATTTGAAATTTTCATATAATGGGCAGAATTATGAGTTAATTTCTATGAATCAGCAT